GATGGGGACTCGATTACATTGGTCATCGTTATGGTGAGCCTTGCATTGCATTAGATCATTGGAGAGCTAAAGGGTGGCACTAAACCAAAGACGGGTTAATGACCCTAGAGATAGTAGAAGGTGGAGAGCCTTTAGGCTTACCATCCTTGCTAGAGATAATTACATTTGTAGATACTGCAATGGTGATGCCACTACTGTGGATCATGTTTTGTCAATCAAAAATGCACCAGACCAAGCCTTCAATCCAGAGAATTGTGTCTCAGCGTGTCAATCTTGTAATAGTGCTAAAGGGTCTCGCTCAGAGGGTGTTTTTTTAGGTAAGAGGTTCACCCCCCCTGTCTTTTCAAACTGTCTCTCTCCGACTCAATCGGAGCCGATGCTGGACAGTCCTTTTAAGACCCGACCTGAGCCTATTTAATGACGGATAAACCCAAACGCTCCAAACCGCTACGAGGGGCAATCAAACCAAGACTCCACAGCCCATTCTTAAAGGGTAAAACTAAAGGCGATCAGGTTGCAGCTCTTGCTGAGCAGATTGGTCAGCCTTTATTGGAGTGGCAGAAGCTCATAATCAATGACATGTGCTCTGTGGACAAAGAGGATTTATTTATTCGTAAGAGTACGCTGTTGCTCATAGCAAGGCAGTCAGGTAAGTCTCATCTTGCCAGAATGAGGGCACTAGCTGGTTTATTCTGCTTCGGGGAAAAGGACATTCTTATCATGTCCTCAAACAGATCAATGGCGATGAAGTCCTTTAACATCATGGCAGACATCATTGAACGCAATGACTTCCTTCGAGTACAGCTCAAAGATGGAGACATCAAGAAGGGCATCCGCAGGACTAACGGAGATGAAAGAATCATCCTTGCTTCTGGAGCGCAGCTTGAAGTAGCAGCTGCAACATCCGATGGAGCGCGTGGTAGGACTTGTGACTTCCTCTGGATCGATGAGCTACGCGAAGTATCTGAGCCAGCGATGGACGCGGCTAAGAGCGTAACTTTAGCGCGTAAGAATAGCCAGCGTCTATTCACATCGAATGCTGGAGACCATTTCAGCAAAGTGCTTAATGATCTTCACGAAGCCTGCTTAAACAAACCACCTAAGAGCTTAGGTTTTTATGAATACAGCGCACCAGACTTCTGTGACATCTGGGATCGCAAAGCATGGGCAATGGCAAATCCGTCTTTAGGCTATCTCATAACGGAGAGCGCGATTGAGGAGACAATCGGATCTTCAACAATGGAAGCTGCACGAACCGAGCAACTTTGTCAATGGATCTCCAGTCTTTCGTGTCCTTTCAGTACAGAAGTTCTTGAAAACTCATCTGATAGCACTCTCGAAATGACTGTCGGGGCTTATACTGTCTTTGGTTTCGATGTCAGTCCTTCACGCAGGAACGGATCACTAGTCGCAGGACAACTTCTCCCAGATGGAAGGATTGGCATTGGAATCCTAGAGACTTACAGCTCTCAGGTCGCCATCGATGAATTGAAGATGGCAGCAAGCATCAAATCGTGGGTTGATCTCTATAGACCGCGCTTAGTCTGCTTTGACAAGTACGCCACTCAAACCATTGCCGATAGGCTCTCACAGTCTGGAGTTATGGTCGAGGATGTTTCAGGACAACAATTCTACAAAGCCTGTGGAGACTTGCTGGAAGGACTTACTAATCTTCGTGTCGTTCACAATGGTCAAGAAAACCTCATTGAGCAGTTCACAAACACAGCTGCTAAAACAAACGACAGTGCTTGGAGAATCATCAAGCGCAAATCGGCTGGAGACATTTCGGCTCCTATCGGCTTAGCGATGGTAGTTTCCAAGTTAATGCTTCCAGCACCTAAACCTCAAATCTATAGTTAGACACGCCCTAGCACATTGTCTAATCTCTTGACAAATGCTACACTTTCTGTCTATGGGTATCTTCTCGCGTAAAGCTCAAATTATCGAAGCGCAAAACGCTCCGCAAGTTATGTCCGAGTCGTACTTGACTTATGGCAATTACTTCCCAGTCATGGTCACTCGCGCACAAGCTCTACAAGTGCCATCAATCAAAAGATGTCGCGATCTAATCTGTGGCACTATCGCAAGTATCCCTCTGGAGTATTACAAGAAGTCCACAGGTGAAATGATTGCTGCACCACGATGGGTAGAGCAACCTTCTAAAGCTCAGCCACGCTTCGAGACGATGTACTTCACACTTGACAGCTTGCTTATGTATGGCGTGAGTTACTGGCAAATTACCGAGACTTATCTTGAAGATAACAGAATGGCTAACGCGCAATGGGTTGCTAACAACCGCGTTACATTCAATACAGACTCAGTCAATAATTTTGTGACACAGTATTATCTCGATGGAGTTCCTTTGCCTATGTCAGGTCTTGGATCTCTCATTACATTCCAGAAAGATGAAGGCATCCTTGCTGTTGGTGGTTCAACTATCAAAGCTGCACTCGATGCACAAAAAGCAGCAAGTGTCGCTCTCGAAACACCATCAGCGACTGGTTTCTTAAAAAACTCTGGCGCAGATCTTCCACCTGCTGAAGTCTCTGGATTATTAGCTGCTTGGAAGCGCGCTCGTCAAAATAATGGCACTGCTTATCTTACTTCGACTCTTGATTATCAAACTACTGGCTTCAGTCCTAAGGACATGGGCTACACAGATGCAATCCAGAACCTTGCTACTGAATGCGCCAGATTATGTTCTGTAGATCCTTATTATGTTTCTGCTTCAATGAATACAACAATGACTTATGCAAATGTTCAAGATGAGCGCAAGCAGATGGTTGCTTTGACTTTGCAGCCTTATGTCTCAGCGATTGAGTCAAGGCTCAGCATGGATGATGTCTCCACAGCAGGACATTATGTAAAGTTCAGTTTAGACGACTCGTTCCTTCGTACAGAGCCAATGGAAAGACTGCTAGTACTAGAGAAGATGTTGGCTCTTGGTTTAATTACAACTGCACAAGCAATGGAAATGGAAGATCTATCTCCTAACGGAAGCGAAATGGAATAATGGAAACCTTATACATCGAAGCATCATCAATCGAATGCTCAGAAGAACGCAGAGAAATCTCTGGAAAGATTGTGCCTCTAGGCACTGGAGAAATCGGGCACACTAATCTTGGTGCTTACACTTTTGCAGCAGGATCGATTGAGATTGCAGATCCATCCAAGATTAAGTTGCTATCACAGCACGATCTAAAGAAGCCAATAGGTCGCATGACTGCTTCAGAGACTCGCGCAGATGGTATCTATGCAACCTTCAAGCTAAGTCGCTCATCTGGTGGCAATGACGCTTTGATTATGGCTCAGGAAGGGCTCGTTACAGGATTATCGATCGGCGCAGAAATCCTTTCATCACAGCCATCAAAAGATGGACACACAGTTGTTTCATCAGCTCGACTAAAAGAAGTTTCTCTAGTAACTGTTCCCGCATTCGCGAGTTCAGAGATACTAGAGATCGCAGCAGAGGAAGTTATCCCTGTTGAAGAAAACCCACAAACAGAAAGCGAGACAGCTGTGGAGAATACTCCAGAGACAGTTGCAGCACCAGTAGAGGCAGCAGCAGTTGAAGCTGCTCGTCCTACAGTTACAGCAATGTATTACACAAACCCACGCCTTAACCTAAATGTCACAGCAGGCGAATACGCTAAGGCACAACTCAACGCATCACGCGGTGACGCAGATGCTCGCGAACTAGTAGCAGCTCTACAGGTTGCAACAGTTGCAGAAAACACAGGTATGGTTCCACCAACATACCTAAAGGATGTAATCGGTATCATCGATTCGTCTCGTCCGTTTATTGATTCTATCGAGCGCGCAGCCTTGCCTGCAGCTGGAATGAAAATCTTTACTCCAAAGCTCGGAACACAGGCTTCAGTAGATTTAACAGCAGAAGGTGCAGAATTTGCATCATCTGACACAACAGTAACCTTCCAAGAAGATACAGTTGTCAAGTTCGCAGGTGCTGGCAAGCTCGATCTAGAGCTCGTTGATCGCAGCGACCCATCCTTCCTAGATCTTTATCTTCGCGAGTTGGCTGCATCATATGCACAGAAGACAGATGCTTATGCAGCTAAGATTGCAGCAGACGGATCAGCAGATTCATCTTCAACAACAATCTACAAGGCAATCGCTAAGTCAATCGCAGATTCTTATGCAATCATGCGCCAGACACCTAACAACCTATTGGTTGCAACTTCAGGCGGTAACGATGATGTTGATTTCGCTGGTCTTCTTGGAGCAGTTGATACAACAGGTCGCCCTCTATACGCAGCAGCAGCATCTCAGAATGCTAACGGCTTAATTACACAAGGTTCAACAAACGGAACAGTCGCAGGACTTAATCTCGTAGTTGATCCAAATTATGCAGGCGGAACAGCTGGCGTAAAGGTCGGTCTTGTATATCCTTCAATGGCAATGCGATTCCACGAAAGCGGAACGCTTCAGATTCGCGCAAATGTTGTCGCTAATGGACAACTTGAAATCGGTATCTATGGTTATGTTGCAGTGGTAAATCGTTACCCAACAGCATTCCGTGCTGTTCAGGTTGCATAAGTAACACACTAAGTCGCTCTGGGGAGTAGTAGCCCTCTACTCCCCAGAGTCTTTAGAAAGGAATGGGAATGGCACTTACAACAGTCAGCGAATTACGCACCACTCTAGGTGTCGGCACGCTATACACTGACGCTGTTCTCCAAGAAGTGTGTGACGCATCCGATGCAGTTTTGCTTCCAATGTTATGGGCTCCTAAGTGGTTTTCCGTTGCTCATGGCAATGTTGTAGGAACAGGCACTTTATACTTTAATGATCCTGTTCTAGATACTTTTTATGTAGGTCAAAGCGTAACCATTGCTAATTCAGGTGCTTCTTATAATGGCACTAAAACAATTACAGCAGTAAGCGATTATTCAATCAGCGTAGCAACAAGCCACACTGTTGCTCAGGCTTATCACCCAATTTTTCCTTATGGTTCTGTATCTACGACTACTTACACAGACTGGACAACAGACACAGCAGTTCAGAACGCAGCTTTGATGATCGCTGTTGAAATCTGGCAAGCGCGTACAGCCACACTCTCAGGCAGTAACGCAGTCGATTTCCAGCCCTCACCTTATCGAATGAGCGCACAGCTACTCGCTAAGGTAAGAGGATTGATTGCACATGCACTAGATCCACGCTCGATGGTGGGATAATGCCAGTTGCACTCACCACACTCAGAACGACCTTAGCCAATGCGCTAGTCGATAACACAAAGTATCAAGTCTTTGCCTTTCCGCCTGCCACAGTGCTAGCGAACTCAGTCATCGTGTCTCCAGACGATCCTTATGTAACTCCGAGCAATAACGCTCGTAACACAGTTAGCCCATTGGCTAATTTCAAGCTCATTATTACCACGCCTTTGTTTGATAACGAAGGCAACCTCAATGGCATAGAAGATTTCCTAGTTGGAGTGTTTAACAAACTCGCTGCATCTTCTTTGACCTATAATGTAGGCGCAATAAGCGCACCAAGTATTCTCAACGCTGCTTCGGGTGACCTACTCAGCTGTGAGATTTCCGTATCAATCCTAACAAGTTGGAGCTAACATGTCAGAGCTAACACCAGAGGATCTAGCCTTCTTGAAGAAGATTGGTCAGATTACAGCAGCACCAAAGCCAGTAACTACAAAGAAAGATGAGGAATAATCAATGGCAATTTTCTTAAACAATAAGGTCGGATTTAAGATTGCTACAGTCAATCTTTCAGACCATGTCACTGCTTTCACACTAAACCGCACTGTTGATAGTTTGGAAGTCACAGCTATGGGCGACACAGCTCATAAGTTTGTTGCAGGACTTGCAGCAGACACAATCACTGTCTCATTCCTAAATGACACAGCAGCAGCAAATGTTCTTGCTACTCTACAGGCAGCCTTCGGATCTACAGTTGCTTTCCAAGCAATTCAGGATTCATCAGCTGCTGTATCAGCAACAAATGTTCTATACTCAGGTACAATCTTTGTTGATAACCTAACAGACATCAACGGAGCAGTAGGAGACGAAGGAATGATTGACATTACCTTTACTTGCAACAGCAAGACTTCTTATGCTTCAACAGGTACTTGGTCATAATCTAACTAACTAACAAAGGGGCAAAACCAATGGCAAAACTAAAGATCACTCGTACGGATGGAAGCACACTAGAA